GAACTTACTAGCTGGCTTCAAAACCCAAAAAACTATGACGAAGGTGTTAAACTAGGACTTCTTATACCTAGAGCCCAAAAATCAAACGACGAATTAAACGACGATAAAAAATCTGGCTCCAAAACTAAAGAATCCCCTACCCCTTCGTAAACCTCCCCGTATAGGGCCCTAGCACGACGCTGGGGCCCTCTTCGTCGCAGGATGCGACCGTAAACTCCCCGTACCCCTCCCCTCATCTGGAGTGAAGACGTGAATGAACCCGAAGAGGTTCAGCCCGATGGGGTGTTAGGGGCAATTGCCCCTTATAAAAATTAAAATAAAAACAAAATCTACACATTGACAATCTGTCACCGCGTACACTATGTGTACGCAACGACCCAGGGTAATCGCGCCCTGACAAAAACAAAGGAGAATCACATGATTCACAAAATGTACTCGATCAGAGACCAAAAATCAGAAGTCTTTAACAAACCGTGGTACGCAGTAACACATGGAGAAGCAGAACGATCTTTCGCAGCTGCAGTTAACGATAAACAAACAACGCTATCAGCACATCCCGAAGATTTCGATCTCTACTGGATTGGAGAATACGACGACAATTCCGGAAAAATAATGCCTTTAGACACACCACAACATGTAGTTAAAGCAATTCAACTCAAAAAAAGCACTCAAGTAGCTGAGATGATTTAGAAAAATCATGTAGGGCATATGAAACTCCTTGTTGTAATATGCCCTACTGACAGAAAGAGTCCGTAAGAGACTCAATTTCTGTCACAAAAAACCCGATAAAAGTCTAGGAAAGGAGAACCACATGGAACTACCAAACTTAGACCCAATCACCATTTTACTTTCAATCTTAGTTTATGTATTACAAAGTATAAACTGCATCTAAAAGGAGCAAAACATGAAACGTAAAAAACTGTCAGCAGGTGCCTCAAAAGCAAACTTCAAAAAACATACTGGCATTCAAAAAATGAACTCACTTAACCCAAGAACTATGCGCGGCGGTATCCGCCTCTAAAAGGCTAACATGCAATGCATTAACAAAATTAAAGCCGGGTGGACCCCATCCGGCGAGCTAACCTTTTCCCCAAAAGCTGCATCAAAAGAACTTACAGGATTTGAATTAGAATGCCGAAAATGCCTACCCTGCCGACTAAACATCGCAAGAGAAAAAGCAATACGCACCTATCACGAGTCCAAGATGCACCAAGACAACATCTTTCTTACCTTGACGTACTCAGACAATCATCTAGGGACCGGGAAGCTCAATTACTTGGACTTCCAACTCTTCATGAAACGGCTCAGAGAACTACACAACCGAGGAATAAAAGATAAAGAACTAAAAAAAGAACGCACCATTTCATATATGGTAACAGGAGAATATGGAGATCAAACAAAACGACCGCACTGGCATGCTATTATCTTTAACTATCGCCCTCGAGACGAGAAACCAAAATATACATCCGACTTGGATCACGATGTTTATACTTCAGAAATTCTTAACGAACTCTGGGGCAAGGGCTTCGTGGAATATGGATCAGTCACCATCGATTCCGCTAATTATGTCGCTCGATACGCAGCTAAAAAACTGGTACACGGAATGGATGAACAACATGATTACCACCCAATACACAAAACAAGCTCCAAACATGCCCTCGGAAAAAGATGGATAGAAAAATATTGGAAACACACATTTGACAACGGTTACGTTTACCTACCAAATGGACAAAAGACAAAAATACCCAGATACTACACAGACTGGTTAAAAAAGAACAAACCCGACGAATGGAGGAATTACGTCACGAACACAAGACAAAAACTTCAAGAAACGGCCCAAAACAAAGCACGAAGAGAAGAGCTCGAATACTTATCTCATCTCTTAGCGCAAGAACCCGGGACACCACGCCCGATCACTAGAAAAAAAGTTTCACTAACAATACTGAACCAAAAGTTCAAACAACTACAAGGAAAGCTAAAATTATGAATTTAGGCTCTAGATACTCTCAACACAGCTTCGCGCAAGTCCCCACAGTACACACAACAAGATCAAGCTTCGATCGCTCGTTCACAGCAAAAGACACAATGGACTTCGATCTTCTTACGCCATTCTTCGTAGATGAAATTCTACCCGGCGACACAGTAAACTTAAACACAAAGACCTTCGCTCGTCTGGCACCCCAAATTAGACCCCTCATGGACAATATGTATTTAGACTACTTCTTCTTCTTCGTACCAAACCGTCTCGTTTGGAATAACTTCGAAAAATTCATGGGAGCTCAAGACAACCCCGGAGATACCACCGACTATATCATCCCAACGATTACAGCACCCGCAATCGAAGGCTTCATGGTTGGATCTATCTATGACAAACTTGGTCTACCAACCGGAATCCCCGGCATCGAAATCAACGCATTGCCATTAAGAGCTTACAACCTAATCGTAAACAACTGGTTTAGAGATCAGAACTTAGTAGACTCCCTTATAGTATCAAAAGATGACGGCCCAGACGGACCTACAGAATACGATTTCTTTGTACCTGCAAAACCGCATGATTACTTCACTTCTGCACTACCTTTTCCACAAAAGGGCGACGCAATCACTTTACCACTAGGTTCCGCAGCACCCGTAATTTCTAACAATGAAAACATTAAGTTTTCTACAAACGACGCAAATAACTTTACAGATGGAACTATGACATGGAGAACTGGGTCTCCAAACGCATTTGGTGTAGCATCAATCGGACCTGCAGCATCAGGCGTTGACGTATTTTACGACGGCTCTCAAACAGGCCTCCGAGTTGATCTGTCTGAAGCAACAGCAGCTACCATCAATAGCCTACGCATGGCTTTCATGATGCAATCGTTATTAGAACTAGATGCACGCGGCGGTACTAGATATATTGAAATCATCCAAGCTCATTTCAACGTAACCAACCCAGATTACCGTTTACAACGCCCAGAATTACTTAGCACAGGACGTGTAAACATCGCTCAACACCCAATCGCACAAACATCAGAATCAGGAACAACTCCACAAGGAAATTTAGCAGCTTTCTCAACTGCTTCAGAAATGGGCAGCCAAATCGGCTTCTCAAAATCCTTCACTGAACACGGATACGTTCTTGGACTTGTACGAGCTCGCGGCGAGATCACCTATCAGCAAGGCCTACACAAGATGTGGACAAGAAGCACTAAATACGACTTCTTCTGGCCTAAACTACAAGAACTCGGCGAACAGTCCGTACTTAAACAAGAAATTATGGCAACCGGCACATCTACAGATACAGAAGTATGGGGTTATCAAGAAAGATACGCAGAGTATCGCTACAGCCCATCTCAGATCCGTGGACAATTCCGATCAACATACCCACAAAGTCTCGACGTATGGCACTTGGCTCAAGAATTCGCCACAGTACCAGAACTTAACGAAGACTTTATTAAATTAAATACACCAATTGAACGCGTACTCACTGTAACAGAAGGTTACCCACATTTACTTGTGGACTATTACTTCAATTACAAACATGTCCGTCCGATGGTAACTTACGGAGTTCCAGCAACTCTAGGACGGTTCTAAGATGATACCACAGCTGTTAGCAACAGCCGCCTCTATGGGCGGCTCTCTTTTTCAGTACATAGGTCAGCAAGAAACAAATCGTTCAAACGAAAATATGAGCAATCAGGCAAACCAAATGAACCAAGCCAATGCTCGAGAACAAATGGCTTTTCAAGAACGGATGTCCAACTCTGCTATGACTAGAGCCAAACAAGATGCAATAAACGCAGGATTTAATCCGCTCCTTGGTATGGACCAAGGAGCTTCTTCTCCTGCGGGAGCCTCGGGCTCTGCATCTGCTGCTACTATGGAAAATCCAGTACCAGATATGTCTTCATTAGTTACCTCTGCTATGGAAGCTAAACGCTTAAAAATGGCAGAAGAAAAACAAGCTCAAGAAATATCAAATCTAAAAGCAAATGAAGAACTCAGTCATGCGCAGAAAAAAAACACCCAAATGAACACTGCTAAAACGCAATTAGATGCAACTTTACAAAGCACTCAATTGCCTCAAAAAGAACTTCAAAAAGATATTTGGAATAAAGTTAGAGATGCTACAAGAAATACATCCAGAGACTCTAAAACTCTCTGGGAATCTCTCGACGATTTCAATATGTTTGAACGTTCAGGAGCAAGAAATCTCCCAGTTAAACCGAACCCAAATAAAAAAATAAAACGACCCAATTACGATGATTATCAACCATAAAGGAAAACAAAATGAAAAAAGAAATTACAATCAGAGATAATGGAACTGTACGAGTACAATCATATTCAGACAAACCATCAAAAACAGACCCATCACTAAAGGATGATACAGATGTCAATCAAATTATGGCCAAATTTAAACGCACCGGACAAATTACTCACTTATCTAAAAAACAAGGTACTTATGCAGACGTGTCAGAAATACCCGACCTTATGCAAGCTTCTATGCTTATTAAAGAAGCAGAAACAAAATTCAAAGAGCTCCCAGCAACCGTAAGAAAAATGTTCCAAAACAATCCTCTGGAACTTACTAGCTGGCTTCAAAACCCAAAAAACTATGACGAAGGTGTTAAACTAGGACTTCTTATACCTAGAGCCCAAAAATCAAACGACGAATTAAACGACGATAAAAAATCTGGCTCCA